GGCTGAATAGTCAGTCTTCTTGATGGTGTACACCTGGCCGGGCACCGACGCTGCCGGGGGAGAGCCGATGGTGATTGCACCACTGGTGGCGTTGCACAAGATGATCTGGTCAGCAGCTGTCGCCGTGTAAGACGTTGTCTTGGCGACAACAGATTGCGCAACCAGGGGTACCCAGACACCCGGAGAGCCGCCCGTGACGCACTTCCAGCCGGTCGGGCCAACACCCGAGGTGTTCCAGCACAGGTCGCCAGCCAGCCACTGGCCGTCGGTGGGGATGCTGCTCTGCTGGAATACCGACCGGCCATTCTCCGGATACCACAGGCCGTTGCGGGTCTGTCCGCCCACGGCGGCAGGGATGGCCGGGGTGCCCGACCACGCCGCCCAGGCTGTGCCACCGATGTGCGACCCCTGGTCCCAGAGGTATTGCAGGGAGCCGGATGCGGCCACCTGCGCCCACTGCGTGTAGGTACCCGACGCGGTGCCACGCACGATGCGAACCTGCGAGTGTGGACCCATGGCGTTGAGAATCAGCTGTGGCATCGTGGTGGTGCCGTCAACCGTCACCGAGAACTCCGCCGACGACGCTGACAGCCGGGTCACCATGTCTCGGACCCAGATTTTGTAGTAGTAGGTCGCAGCAGTCAGGGTGGTGCTGTACCCACCGGCAGACATCGCCCACGCTGTGGCGCTGCCGAACGGCTGGCTGTACGCCGTGGTGGGGATGGGCTGGCCGTTGTTGGGCACGATGGCCCACGCAGCCTGCAGGTACTTGATGGTGAAGTCCGACCCCACGCGCAGGGGAGCTGCCGTCAGCGCGGCGGCGATGTTCGTCGCGTTGGAGGAGGCTCCGGTGGAAGTGACATTCGGAATCAGGAAAGTGCCCGATTGGAATCCAGGCTTGGCCGTGGAAGAGCCGAACACCACCGACCTGGCGCTTTCGAAGGTGATCTCACCCTGCTTGCCCAAGCTCTGAATGTCGACGTCGGTGTTGCGGAGCGCGCCATAGGTGCTGGCGGGGTCGTCCAGACGCTGAGTGAAACGGACATGACGACTGAAGATCACCCGGCTGTTCAGTGTATCGTTGACGTCATCGATCTGGAACGTGGGGCGGTACTTGCGTGCCTCGTAGTAACCGCTGCGCACCGCGACGTTGGACCCCTTGATCAGGAAGTTTGCCGTGGACGACGTGGTGCCGTCGCCCTCGATGTGGTTACCTTCCAGGACCACGTCCGAACTGACGAACTGGTGCCAACCCGAGATGCAGCCCCGCACTGTCGCTCCGAGGCAGTTGTTCAAGCTGATGCCAGGGCAGGCGTAGGCCATGATCTGATCGAACACGTATCCGTCACCGTTGCCGGTGCCCTGATAGACCCATCCCGTGATGGTGTCGGCGCTGATCTGGCTCAGACTCGTGAAGTCGCTGTATCCGGCACTGACGAACCCATTGAGCATGGTGGTCAGATTGATGCGGGTGGCCCGGACCGACCGCTGGTACAGCTTGATCAGAGAGCCGTTGGGAGAGTTCGCCCCCGAGAATCCGACATCCTCGAAAACCACTTTCCAGTGGGTGTTGAAGTCGTTGGTGGAGGTGGAGTTGGCCAGGAACAGGTAGTCCGTGCTGGTCATGCCCGTTGGGAACATGATGCGCGATGTCTTTCCCGCGCCCTTGAAGACGTAGGTGTTCAGGCTCTGGTAGTAGCTGCCACCAGAAACCGCTGTGTTGTTCAGGCCGACGTTGTACGTGGTGGGGGTCCAGTTTCCCGGAGGGACGTAGCAATATCCACCGCTGGCCTCCATGGCTGCCACCACGGCAGTCAGGTTGAACGTGTTGCCGGTGGTGATGTAGTCGCGGATATCCACGACTGGCCTGGCCGTGCTCTTTGCCACGAGGTCGGAGTACGGGATGCCACCACCGGGCTTCTGGTAGGCGGTGTTGGCCAGACCCAAGGAGGTCTGCACAGCAGCAGCGAGGTCGACAGCGGGGACGCCGCCGCCAGGCTTCTGGTAGGCCGTGCTGGCCTTGGTCAGATTGGTCTGGGCAGCAGTCTCCAAGTCTGCGACCGGGACGCCCGTGCCAGGCTTGGTGTACTTGCTGTCCGCCGTCGACTGAGCGGTGTTGGCCGCTGTGAGCGCGCTGGCGGCGAAGGTGCTGGCCGCTGCAGCGGAGTTGGCAGCGGTGTCGGCTGTGGCCTGAGCCGCATCGGCAGCCGCTTGAGCCGCATCGGCACCGGGGCCCTGCGGTCCAGTCGGTCCGGTCGGCCCAGCAGGACCGGTGGCACCCGTGGCTCCAGTGTCACCCTTGGCCCCCTTGGCACCAGTGTTGCCCTGGGGTCCCTGAGGTCCGGTAGCGCCTGTGGGGCCTGCGGGTCCGGTGAGTCCAGTCAGGCCGCGTGCTCCGGAGGGTCCCTGTTGGCCCGTGGGTCCGGTTGCTCCAGCGGGACCGGGAACACCCACGCCGGTTGGGCCAGCGACGCCCTGAGGCCCCCGTGGGCCGATGGGGCCTGCGGGTCCTGTGGGTCCGAGGTCACCGCGAGGACCCTTGTCGCCGGGGAAGCCCGGCATACCACGCGGGCCTTGAGGACCGGTTGCGCCGTTGGACCCGGCTGCACCACGGTCACCCTTGTCGCCCTTGTCGCCCTTAGGTCCACGAATGCCAGGTGCTCCCGGAAGACCGATAGGCCCCTGAGGGCCGACGGGGCCACCAGGGGTGCCCGGAGGACCTTGCGGACCGACGGGACCTTGAGGCCCCATGGTCTCGATGATCCGGACGTTATCCCCTGAGGTCTCGGTCGGCACCAGGCGCAGGCCCTCCGAAGGCAACGGGGTAATCACCCACATGCCCGGAGACGCTTCACGCTCCCAGGTTTGGTTGATGCTGCTGAAGCGCCAGGATGCACCGCTAGCGTCGGTCCACAGGGCCATCTGTGTTTCTCCCTCGTATCTACCTATTGAGGGAGGTCACAGGACCGAAAGCACTCCTGAGCGCTCGAACTCCAGCAGGTCCTCCCGGCTGACCAGGTGAATCCCCGCTTCGCGATATTTGACCTCGGACTCCGGGCGCAACCAACCCTTGACGTCGATGACGGTGTCGTCGTTGACGATGAAGTCGGGGCGATAGGTGCCCGCTGAGGTGTCGATGTCGGGACCGTCGTAGGAGCGCCACGGGACGTTGAAGCGCTCACAGGCAGCGACGAAACGGACTTCCCACATGCTGTGGAAGACGACCGCGCCGATGGGGAGGTCGGCGATGAACTTGTCGCGGACCTTCTTGACCTGACGATGACTGCAGGCATTCGAACAGTACTTGAGCTTGCCCTGCCAGTGCGCGGGACGCGAGAACGGTTCCCCGCAACCCAGGCAGACAGCTTCCAGACGAGGCTGAGCGGCGCGTCCTGGCGTGGGTCGGTGCTCACTACAGAAGGTTCGGTTGTACGAGCCGGTGGAGATACCGCAGATTCGGCACTCAGGGTAGTTCCTGGTGCGCTTGGCGGCAGTATTGCGGTTTCGACACACCGTCGAGCAGAACTGCTGATCCTGTCGCCTGAAAGCAGTCATGGTCTGTCCACACTCTCCGCAGGTGCGAGATACCACAGCAGCCTCATGAGTCATCTGGTTGTAGCAGGTCTTGGAGCAGAACTGCTGGGGCTTACTGCGGCGATGCCGGAACTCCTGGCCACATTCCCGTCGAGCGCACGTAGCGGTCAGCCACGACCCGTTGTCGGCGTAGGACTTCTTCATCGCCTGGGCACGCAGTTTCTTGCCACACTCGGTGGAGCAGGTGCGTGCGGTGCGGTCGTGAGGCTTGTCGCAAATCTCGCAGGACTTCATGGAGTAAGCATATCGTATGTCCGCCTTGGTTAAGGAAGAACTTGCGAGTATGCCTGTTCCGAACCCCTAGATTAAGGATTGTCATGAAAGCGTGTGCGCAACAGAAAACCCGCCACCTTTGCAGGTGACGGGCCTCTGTGTTAAGGTTTAACCGTTGGTGCGGTGGTCTCACGCCTTGCGCAAAATCACGATGCCCCTCGGGTTGAGCACGGCCATACCGACCAGCTCGTCCATGACCCAGCCCTTGTGGAACTTGGCCACGGTGTTGTTCTCCTCGACGTCCAGCGAGTACATGACCGGGAAGACACCCAGGAACTGGGGCTCAGGGGTCAGGTAGACCGTGCCGCGAGGGATGATGATCGATTTGCCGATCTGGAACTCACCGAACTGGACGATACGCTCGCCAGCAACCACGGAGTCCTTGAAGGCCCAACCGGTGGTGTTGATGTCCCACCGGTACAGGTCGCGGTATTCCTGGGGGTTAGCCAGCAGGCGCGAGCTGTCCAGCTGACGCTGGTCGGTGTAGGTGACGGCGGTGTACAGGTCGTCCGGCATCAGGTGAGTACCGGCGATGGTGATCTCGTTGGGGAGAGCACCTCCACCCGGACCCGGCACGGCGCTGGCGTCGACCACGCGGTAGGAGATCGCCGCAGCTTCCAGCAGCGTCACGAGGCGCGAGTCCTCCTGGCGCATGATGGCCTGCTTGGTCATGTCCTGCGTGTACTCCACGATGTTGGAGCGCAGGTAGTACAGGTCTTCCTTCTTGATCTCCGGGAAGGAGGCGATACGGAAGAGCTGCACCTCGACGCGCTTGCCCTCGAACGGGGTGATCTTGACTTCACCCTCGTTGCCGTGGAGCATGTACGCCTGGCCGAGGTCGTCCAGCACGTCGTACTGGATCGGGATGCCCGGCGTCAGCGTGTCCTCCAGGAGGACGTTACGCAGGATGCCTTGGTAGCGGAGCTGGAGCTGAATCGGTCCGATCATCGACTGACCGAGGCGCTGAATGCCGCCGGTCTTGTCGCTGAGGATGTGCATCAGCTTGGCCTGCTTCTCCTGAGCGGAGAGCTTGCGATTGCCGAGACGGCGCTTGGCAGCAACAATGTCTGCCACGTAGTCGTCGGATGCCTTGGCGAAGCGACCGAGGCCGCTGCCTGCTGCGACTGGAAGTCCACTCATGATGGTTAGCTACCACCTTCCAGGGTTCCGCCGGTCGCCGCGAAGTCGTAGCGGTTCAGGCTGACCACGATCTTGTCCGTCGACGGAATGTCGATCAGAGTCGCAATCGCGTTCTTTGCGTTCACGCCTGCCGGGGTCAGCTGACCCTTGCTGTTGGCGGTCAGCATGTAGTTGCCGGGACCGGTGACCTCGGGCCAATCGGCCTCTGTGTCGAATGCGGGGGCGAGGATTTCGAACACGGCGTCCGGGCCTCCGACCCACACCGTGTACAGACCGGTACCGCTGCCGGTCACCTCGTTGACCTCGTGGCCGTTGTACCCGCCCGTGTTGACGAACAGGGCGCTCAGGCCGAACGGCACGGTGCCAGCAGCTCCGGTGTACGGCGCGAAAACCTCGCCGTAGACGCGCTGCATGACGGTGCCGGGGTAGATGTCGAAGTCGACGTCCAGATCGGGGTCAAGGAACCCGCCCCAGGGGGTAGCCTGGTGCTGTGCGTACAGAGGGCGCAGGGTGCGCTTCTGTGCTGGGTTGCTCAATGGCGGACGAAACACGTTACTTCAACTCCTCTCAAATACTCGTTTTGGTGACGCAGTCGGCGCTTAGCCGAACAGGAGAGCGTCGTTTTCGGGGTTGTTCTGGTTTGCCGCGCTCCGCTGAACGTTGGCCTGGCGCATGTTTCCGCCCTGGCCGAGTCCTGCTGGGATTGGCGACGAAACGGCCCCGCGAGTACTTCCGCTGGCGACCTTCTGCTGGCGATCCGCCTGGCGGACCATTGCGAACCGTTCAGCCAGAGCGGTGCGGTCCAGGATCAACCCACGGCTCATGGTGCTGTACTCACCGGCAAGCTGATACTTCCGCTCACGGGTGTTCGGTTCGAGACCGGCGGCGATCATGGCCTCCGCGCAGCGGATAGCCAGAATGCCGTCGGCCTTCTTGCTCGTCTTCGGGGCCTGGCCCGGAGCGAAGTTCTGGCCGGTGGACAGGTCAGGATCAGTGATGTCCTTACCGGCATTGTTGTCCCAGCCCGACTCATCGAACTGAGAAGCCTGGGCCTCGGCGTCGGTGGTGTTGCTCACCGGAGTCGGAACGCTGATGCGCTCGTCCGGAGCGGCGGTCTCCAGGTCCACGGCCTGCTTGCGCACGTTGCTCACCTTCTTCGACTGGGCCTTCTTGGCTGCTTCAACCTTTCGGGCTTCCCGCAGCGCAATTCCCAGTGCCGGGAACATGGCCTGTACCTGAATGCCGTTGTAGTCGGCGAACTGCTTGGCAGCCTTGCGGATGTTGGCCTCGCTGTGCTGGCGGGCACTCTTCCGGGTGCTAGAAGCCAGCCACTTGTCGAAGGCACGGAAGGCCTGCAGGCTCGACTCGATCGGCAGAGTGGTCGTACCCGGACCGGCCACCGAGGTGTCGATGCTCGGGTTCGGGTCAGCCGAATCGAAGTTGTCGCCGGTCAGTTGCTCAGCAGATGGCGTCGGGACCTCGGGGTTGACCTCAGTCGCCGTTGGGCCACCTGCGTCGCCGTTGGCGCGCTTGATCAAGCCCTGGTTCATGGCCAGCTTGTACTCCTCAGCCGTGGCGCGCAGAGCGGCCTCCTGGCTGCGCAGGCGAGCGGTCAGACTGTGGGCGTACGCCTCGTCGGCAACCAGGTTGCCTTCGGTGTTGCTGATGTTGGAGGTGTCCTCGTCGGGCAGCGAGGTGGAGTCCTCGGCGGGGACCTGCGTGATGAAGGCCTCCTCCTGCTCACCCTCGTCATTGCGCGACTGGTCGCCGCCATCGGTCAACGGACCCTCGGCGAAGTGCCGGGTACCCGCCGTAGCGCGACGGGTGGCGAGAGTGCTGCGTGCCATGTTGGCGGTTCCTTTCACGGAGTTCCTACTAGTTGGTGAATCTGCTGCGACGTTTTCCAGGGTCACGTCACGAGCAACCCTGTAGCCGTAGTAACGGTCGAACCAAGAAAGCAGCTGCTTCGATCCGAACGTCTGCATCGGAACCTGCGGTTGCGTAGGTGCCGGGGGTGCTGGTGGCATGCCGGGAGCTGGCGGGCCAGCCGGTGCGGGTGCCTGCTGTGGCACCGGAATCTTGAGGGTCATGTACTGGCCCTCGTCGCCCTGCACTCCCGGATCGCCAGCTGGAGACTGGTCAGGGCTGTTGGGTCCCGGCGTACCGGTGTCCATGGCCTGACCAGAGTTCTGAGCGTTCTGATCCTGCTCGCGGTCCAGCTGGGCAGCCTCGGACAGGTCCGGCATCGACAGCTCCTGCGGAGCATCCACGTAGTGGTGGAAGTCGTCGTTGTCGTCTTCGGGGGCAGTGCCTTCCTCGCGCAGGGTGTCGACCTGTGGTGGGGCCTCCACCTCGCCGAAGGCGACCTTCTTGTAGATGGCCATTGCGATGCGTTCCTTCAGTGTTTGGTCGTGACCGCGAGCAGCCATCTTGGCCAGCACGGCGCGGCGCACCATGGCTGTGGTTGCCTTGTTGGCCGCTGCCGCCGGGGTGTCCGGCGTGGCACTGGGGGTGGAGGTGGTGGTGCTGGCAGGCGCGGTCGTCGTCGGAGCGGCGACCGGGGCAGCTGCGGGCATGTTCTTAACGATGCTGTTCACATAGTCCGACCGGGCTGGCTGAGCGTTGCCCTGCCAGTCGCTTTGGACACCGTTCTGGCCGACGGTCGTAGCCATCCACGAAGCCTGCTGCTCTGGAGTCCCGGTCTTGGGGAACTCACCAGCAACCGAAGCGCGATCCTTGATCTGCTTGGACAGAGCCTGAGCGTGACTGTCCAGCGTGTTACCCGCCTGTGAGTCAGTGAAGCCCAGCGTCGG